CCGAATGCTGCCTTGAAACAGCGCTATACAAGCGTGCACCAGTAACCCGGCAAAACATAGAACAAACGCGATTGATACCAGTTCCGAATGGAGGTTGTGAACCCCGATGGTGAATCCTGGTATCAAATCGAGAAAGTTCATTTGGTTATTTCGACACCGAAACGCTTAAGCTCTATCACTAGTTGTTTCTGTAACCTAATAACAAGCTCGTCTCTCTCTTCAATCATCCTATAATTAATATGCAACCCGTCTTCGATAGCCATCATTAACGCGCCAACTATCATTTTGGTTTCGTGTTCAGTCATATTATTTATTCCATTTCGCTGGTGCATCAACGTTTGGTAATCGGCTCAAATCTTCGTACATCAACACTTTGTTTTCCTGGCGTTGTTGCGCTAGTTCAACCCGGATAATTGAATAAGTAACAATTGAAACCGTTATCGTAACTGCCACTATCCAGATTAATAATCTCATTATCGTCCCCATCGCGCCGGTGTGTCGTACGCTTGCATTGGTAACGCGTTTAACCCCACGTCAACCGATGCCCTCGATTGTTGAAAGCGTTGTTCGGTTATAGCAGTTTGATAAACGTTCTGGCCGGATTGGAGTTGTTGTTGTTTTAATTGTACCTGTTGCAAAACCGATTGTTCTTGTGACGCCAGTTCGGCCAGAGCACCGTTTAACCCGTCTAATGCGGCGTGATTCTTTTGGACCGTTGATTGGTCACCACCGGCTTGCACGGCTTGCAACGCAGCGTCCCGTTGTTGTTCAAGGGTTTGCCGGCGTTGTTCGAGTTGTTTTAACTGCTGTTGCGCAGCATCTGTAATGTTCCAGCGGGCAGTATCGAACTGGTAACTGCCTTGAACCGGCGCGTAGGTGTACCCTTGCCAATTGGGTTGTTGATAACTGGTCAGGATAGAGTTGAAATCCGATTGGTACCGTTGCGGGTTAAAATAGCCTTGCCAACTCGCGTAATCATATTGGAGCTGTTTACCGGTCCCGTACAGTTCCGCTACCGTGCTTATACCTGGCAACGACCGTAACGCCGCCGGGTTACCCATGCGGGCTAGTTGCACCACGCTGTTCTCGTAGCTTTGCAACGTGTTTAACTGGGTTTGTGCCGACGATACTTCGGTCTTAGCCCATTTCGCGAAGTTAACGACCTCGTTCCCGACCGAGACGGCAATATGGCTATAATCAATGACCGGCAACCCGGCATGCGCTTTTAACGCCAGAACAAACAGAACGTATAAACAGGGTTTCATTTAACGATGTTCAGTGTGCGTCCGTTATGCGGCACCGATTTCCAGAGTTGCACCACTTCCACCACATGGTTACTGGCTTCTATCTCGGTCCCGTCCGAATCGGTGTGCGCCGGTACCGGGATATTGACGTACGTCTTTTGCAATGATACCCCAGCTTGTTGATGGCTGGCACCGGTTTCTTGGGCACGGCGTTGTGCCCAGTACAAACGTTTCACGGCATCGCCTTCACCGAGTTGATAAAAGTTTTGGGCGATCCGTTTCTCGCCGTACCCCAAACGATAAAACTGGTCACTAGCCGTCTGGTTATTAGGGAGTTTGGGGGAGGCGCACCCAACGAGTAATAAAGGTAAAAGCCATTTCATAACGCGGGTGGGGTTGTCAGTTGTATTCCTTTTTCAAGCAATGTATTCGGATAAAGCCAGAACTGAAAAAGCATGTTACCTGCTATCGGTGCGTCATAGATACTTATTGAACAAACACCTTCCCTTGTTTCCTTAACTTTTGGCAGCATTATCCCTTTATTAGACATTACTACAATTCCTTCGCCGGATTCTCGGTCGCCAATTTGCCGCTCGTTATAATCAATGTATGAAATCCAAGTTTTAGTTTTTGCGATTGGAAATTTCATTTAAATTCAACTTTCCACTAGATGTTATTCGCTCGACCTCGTGCGAGATATAGTTTCGGCCTACCGTAAATTTGGGTTGTTCACCGTCCAGTTGCGCGTAGACAAACCCGGCATAGGCATCTTTACCTTTCAGTTCAGCCGGTTTCGGGAACCGTTGAATCTGGTTCATAACCACATCGGGTAACTTGACGTATTTACTTAATTCTTTTAAATCTTCACCGTTATGGTTCCGTAACAACAATAACGACGAACTGTTGCTTACAAGCGCTTTAGCTACTTTCGGACTCGCTTCCAATAACGTGGAATAATTCTGGAAGATAGCCACCATTTGACACCCAAATTTCCGCATTGTTTGCCAGTAATCGACGCATATTTGTTCGGCGTTTGGCACCTTCAAGAACGATACCATTTCCTCGATAACAACCTGTTTACGCCACCCTCGCGGTAACCCTTGAATAATATTCCGGATTTCGTTCGCTATCAGGAACCCGGCAACGGCGCGGAGTTCGGACTCCGATTCGCCCAATTCTCCAAGCTCAATGTGAACGACTTTGGTATCAGTTGTATCGGAAACGCTCCGTGTACCCAAATCCACGTTTGATATTCCGTCGGCGATTGGCCCGTAGATACCGTCTCTGAGCCACGGCCTAAGCAAACTGGCAAGGGTAGCGCACAATTCTTGATGTGGCCCTTTTTGTAACGACGCACTATGGAGTTCATCCTGCAAATCCGTGAGCGTTGGGAACATGTCATGGGTCCACGTCGCGAATGATTGGTTTTGGAATTCGGCTTCATTAAAGGTTGTCCATGTCCCGTTATATTTGTTCTCGATTAAATCGAAGTATGCCACCGGGTTGTTCTTACGCCATTTGCGGAATGCTACCCCGTAAATTTCTTGTATCGTCTCAGCCAGGATTGCGACCCGCAACTTGTCTTTGTCTTGGTCGGAATGCACACCCACTAACAAATGGCATAGCGCCGTAGCGCTTGCTAGGTGTTGGTTTGTTAACGGTTGGCCGTGTGTATCGAACGGGTTAAATGTCTGGGTGCCATTCGACCGGACCACGATGGTTTTGCAGGTCGGGTCAATGGCTTGACAAGTCTTTTCCCAGTTAACGCCTTTTGCCGCGTTATCGATGACCGCAATAAACTTGTACATCCAAGCGGTTTGCAGCATCAAAGTTTGTAACGTAACCGTTTTACCGGCGCCCGTCGTTGCCGCAACCAGCATATGGCGCGGTTGATCTCCGACAAAATGTTTGCCACCGATCAGGTTGTTAAGGTCACCGTCACAAATCCAATCCGCGGTATCAAGGTCAGCAATTGGTGTGCTGGCTACCGGCCACATGTTAGCGACGTTCACGGCATCGTTCATTTTATGCCAGAAATCCGGGTACCGGTTCCAAGGTCCGTACCCTGGTGTAGCCGAATTAAAGAAGGAAAGCGTTGAGGTAGGTAAACTTGGTTGAAAAGGCTGACAACCCGTTTTACCAAGCGCTACTCTCAACGCCTCCATTCTTTCATCCAGCTTGTCTGGCGACCGTTCACAAGCGATTACCAACAGTTGCGCTTTAAATGGCAACACTTTGTTGGACATTAATAGCCGCATCCGGTCCCGATGTTTATCAAGGCCCACCTCAGATTGTAACGATGGATGTTGCGGGTCAATGTTACTGACCAGTTTAGCGAATCGTTCTTCTTCATGTTGCATCTCGGTATCGAGCCCGAGCGGTTGCATGTTTAAGACCACGCGCAAATTCGGGATGGTTAACCCCAGAAGTGAATCCATGGTCCCGGTCCAAGTACCGGTTGGCATGGTTTTAGCCGTTAATATTCCAAAATAGTAACCGTCCATGTAGAACCCATGGGTAGACTCTGGACGCGGAGCCAATCCACTGAAGCGGCACAATTCATCGATTGATCGAAGCCAGTCCACATCAGTAACGCCAGGTTGACGGGCTTGTCCTGGCGACCAGAATCGGAGCAACTCATTGTAATGCCCGAGGTTATCAAGACCATTAACGCTGCCTCCATACGAGGTTAAGAGCATGTTAAAGAATTGTTCCCGGTGCGCGTAACTGCGCGCCACAATTTTAAACACTTCATCGAAACTGCGGGCCGGTAACCGGGATGAAATGCATAACCGGACATTGGTTTGAATCAATTCTTCAGCAACCATTCTAGCTCGATAACGGCTAGCCAACTCAGAGCGCACATTGCTAGAAACAGCAACAGCAGATAACGCCGTTTGATCTTCAAAACGTTTGATAGAATGCTCAAAATCACTTCCTGTATAATATTGTACCTGTAACCGCTCGTCTTCCTTGAGCGCGCCCAGGATAAGGCGTAAATCCTTTTCTAAATCGATGTGTGCCTGGTCATCGCTCCCACTTAAATCCGGGAACGTCACATCGAAGAATTTCGACATGATCGCGCCCGAATTCGGGTCACCGAATATCGCGTGACCGTCAACGATGTAACCGTTAGGGGCCTGCAAATTCATTACAATTTATAACTTAGCAGTTCAGGTTTTAGATAGATCCATACCGAGATTATGGATGGATAACTGCATCGCCGTCTCGATCCCTGGTTGATGGTGGTCCGACAAACACGCCTTTAACCGGCACCGGCTTAGATTGCAAAGCGTCGGCAGCGCGATACAACGATTTGGCTTGATCTTCTAACTCTGCCGCCGCCTCCCTTAGTTCATCAGCCCATTTCTGAACTACGGATGCCGTGTTGACTTTTGGTTTTCTCATTTCGTTTCTTTCGGGTAATCAACTTTGGTTTCTAACCATAAAAGCGGCGGGCGCTCGAGTCCGCCGGCCATGTACAAATTTGTTTTCGCGCGCCAGATCCATAGTAACAACAGGTCGCCGGCGTAACTCTGCGGTTTACCGAACAAAAATAAAACGATCCCAAACACACCGCACAGAGGGAGCGCGCTAATTATAATGTTCAGCCACCAATCGATATCTATTGCCCGCAATATCTGGAATATGGATATCCCGGCTGCGGCGCCGCCAACCAGCAACACCATGTCAATACCGGTGAAAAGAAACGGCCCGATGGTTATACCAGGCCGCGCTTCTCTACTTGTGTCGTTTGAATGCAGTTCCGGCATACATCCAGAGTGTTAATAACAACCAACCGCTCGCTATGATCAGAAACGCCATAAGGGTTAATTTATGGGCTGCAACTGGATATTGGTCTGTTGCCCGCCGGCCGCGAACATCGCTTGCGCAATCACAAACGCGAGTCCGCCTACCGCGGTAATGATCAATGACGTTTTAACGCCGCCCACATGCCGTTCGCTTAACGCGGCTATGGTCGCCCCGACTAACCCGCCAAACATTGCCACTAACCCGACTGCGTTAATGATCCCGGCTGCAGTGCCAAGCTGTTGCGCTAAGGCCAGGAACGGCACCGGGTTCATCAAAAGTTTATTGAGCAGCACCAGATGCATTCCCGTCCTCCTGAACCCGAACCACGATTACTTTACCGGGTTCGTTCGCTTCGCTGACCACAAACTTGCGTTTAAGTTGGCGCCCGAGCGCGAGCACATCCCGTTTTAACCGGTCAAAATCGCCGTCAATCTTGTACCCGCCATTAACAGCCAACTCTTCAAGTTTGCGTGTTAACTCGCTTTTGCGACTTGTCTGTTTCTGTAACGCCGCCGTTACCTCATCCGGAGATGCTGCCTCGATAGCGGTAAACGCCGGAGCGCTACTCTTGCTCTTGCGCCGTCGCCGTTGTTTAACTGGTTGTTCGCCTAATTGATTTACTGCTTCGTCACTCATTTGTTTGTTTTACCTCGCTTGCTCCTAGTTTAACTCCTGCTTCAAACGCCGATTGGATAGCGGTATCGCTATATCGTAACGGATATTCGTGCGTCACCGGTACCCCGAACGTCTCAAAAAACCAATCGTCATAGGCAACTTTTATTTCTTCGTTCGTCATCGTGTAATCTCTTGTTCTGGTTGCTGTTGTTGCATGAAAACGGTTTTAACCCGCTGGCTGTACCCGTAACGTTCAAACAGTTTATTGATTGCTACGTTATCCTTTGCTGCCTGACTCAATATCTGTTGTACATCAGGCGCAACCGGACCTTTCACGTCAAATATTCGGTTTCGTTCCATTAAGTTCACCATGCTACATTTTTGTGCATATCAATCAAGCACAATCTTTAATCATTTGTATGAAATAAGTTAAAGCTTTTTTTCGAGTTGCGCTTTTTCAACGCGCAACACGGTATTATGGCTTGGTCCGAATGTTTCGGCGCGCCAGATTGTGTTCCGGCTTAAGCCCAATATTTCGCCAAGCTCGCGTTGACTTATCTTTAGCGAGTGGCGTAATGATTTGAATTCTTCTGCGCTCAATTTGTGGTATGTACCAAAATTGTGCATCGCGATCAAGAAGTTACTGGATAGTGATGAATTGCGGCCGGTCTGTGACCGTCATCAGTAACCCGTTTGGTCCGTAATCGCTTTGTGGCCGGAATGTCAAATCGCCGCTGACAACGTCGAACACTTGAATTGGTTCGGTCATGGCGCCGTGCGGGAACGATATGGTTGCTGTTCGCGCCGGTACGTTGTTTACGCTGACCAGTATCGGGTTATCTTCCAAAATGATTTTTACCGGTGCCAGGTTGCCAAACCAGATAACGGCAACTGTGCGCCCTCCCCCGGTAAACACGAAACTTTTAAGGTTCGATAAACTGCTGTTAAACGCACTATTCGGGCTAGTAACCGTACAATGAACGTTTGTCGGCGGCATCGTGGCTAGTTGTGTTAAAACACGTTGTACCACGTAATAAGATTGCATCGGTACAAACAGCGGGTTGTTTAACGTGGTTTGTACACCGGTTTGATCGTAAAAATCGTACAAAAACGTGTGATCGATCCCGAGCGCGTAACTTAAAACCATCCGGCGCGCGTTCCAACACGCCGCGTTATATTCGCCACTGGCGCCGCCCAAGTTCCGTTCGGTTTCCCATAACGGTTTGTTGGTTACCGCCCGCAAATTGGCTACCCAGGTTTCGTAAATTGTGTCTGGCGGTTCAAAAGTGTGTTCGGCGGTGTTGTCGTTCAAATCGTATGGATGGTAAACGATTCCGTCCGGGTTACCGCCATTGGTGGTTATCATGGTGGTAATCTGGCTACCTTGCGCCCCTAACCCGATTACTTGCGTAGATGGCGATACTGAATGTACGCCCACGGTAACAGCGTTGGTTAATGCCGCCAGTTGCGCTTTCCAAGTGGCAGCGCCGTAGAACGATTGATAATCGTTATTCGGTTCGTTGGTTATCTCCAGCACGGTCCCGGCCGGCATATGGGTTATCAACGCTTTACAAAAATTGACCATGGCCGTCTGGTTATATTTATCAGCCGGGTACGCTGTCGGGTTCGGCCCGATGACCGCGCAACATTTTAACCCTTGGCTAGCGGCTATTGCCCAAAACGGTTGGAGATTGGTAAAGTTATAGACGCCTGGCACAGTTTCGATACCGGTATGTGTGCCGGTACCCCAATTGACATCGTCCCGTATCCAACCGGCTCCGGTACGTACCAAAGCGGGTATCAATTGGTTGGCTTGCAACTGCGAATCTGCTGCCTGATCGAAATGTGTCGAAAACCCGAATGAATCGTTTAATAAAGTTGCTTGAGCTAAAGTCGGGACATTCATAGGGTCAGCGCTTTCAATAGTAACAAATTGCAGTTGAGCGGTCCCAACCATGGTATCAGATGGATCTGACCCCAACCGTTGCACCTGGATCGCGTACGGGTTCCCAGGCGTTAACGCGTCTATGGCGGTCAAAGTAATAACTGATTCCACCAGTTTGCCGGCCACCGGGTCAGGTGTATCGAGCGTTACCCCGGTCGGGTCAAATGAATCGCTGTCTTGATCGGTGGCTAACCGTTCAATGGCCGCGGACCATAACGCGTTGCCGCCAGTTGCGGTTTCGGCCATCCATTTTAACCGGATCGTTAACCCGTTCCCGACAATTGTTCCTAATGGCACGACACCAAAAAACATGGTGCTGGTATCAACGCCGGTCGGGAAAAGCAGGACCGGACGCGAGTTGCGACCGGTCCCGGCGAATAAATCGCTTTGTGGCGAGCCTTCTAATCCGGCTATCCAGGTTTTAAACGGGCGTTTATTGACCCGGTAATCCAATGCCGCCGGAATCGCTGATTGATCGATACCGACCTTGGTTTGGACCGCGCTAATCTGGCTGATCAGGTTGCGCGTAATAGTTAGTTGCGTGCTTTGACCGGCACCTTGCCCGCCTAAAAATGTTACCGCCGGAATAATACCGCTGGTTGGTCCCAAGTTAGCGTCTGAATCCAATCCAGTTGGATATAATAACGGCGGTTTCGAGATACCGGCACTTGCGATATTAGAACTGCTTGTCCCAGACGAATTAACGGCACGAATACGGTAAAAGGCTTGTGGTGCCTTTACTTGCGCCGTTGATGCGCCCGGCGGTAACACATCTGATTTAACCCCGGAACTAAACGCGCTAGTCGGTGCGGTATCCAGATACAGGTTGTGAGCTTTAGGTTCATGATTAACCCAAGTGGCAGTGGTGCCGGTCACTATCAGGTTAGAAGGAAATTGCGGAGCGCCGGAGGTGGTCGGAAAAACGGTGTCCAGATTCCATGTTGGCAACCAACTGATCGACATCGTGATTGACGTTGGAAACGTTACCGGAAGAATAATTATTCTATGACCGCTGAAATCGTTTCCAGACAGATTGTATCTATCGCCAATATAAAGATAGCTGTTGGTGCGCCCTGGTATTTTAACAATTTGTATGCATTGCGTATCAAAACTGTTGTTGGACGACGGGACGCCGCCGGGAAACGGTTGGAAAGGGTTTTTAGCAGTACCCCAAGACACCGGCATAGGAGTACCGACACCAACTACGTAATTGCATAAACTTGAGCCCCAGGCAACTTGACCAGAATATTGTAAGAAATAGTTATCGTTAAAATTAGCCATGGTCCACGCTTCACCTCCCACAATGGCCCCGGTGGTGTACCAGGTGAACGTATTAGTTAAACTCTGGTAATCCGCTGATAATTTAATCACCATCAACGAATTATTTGAAACACCCTTAAGCAGGTAAGCGTCCCCGTTATCATCTAAAAAAATATTGCTATCGCTCTGGACAGTGAAATCTGCCCCATTCCAACTGGTGTACGTGTTAGCTGCAATAAACGGCCCGTTTGGTGACGCGCTTACATAAGACCTTATATTAATTACAGGCGAAAAATCGCCGGACCACGCCACATAATTATTGTTTAGCGCGTTATAAAGTATTTTCGGAACATAATTTCTTGTATTGCGCCCATCTAACGTGCCGGGTGGCCGATCAAAGCCGGCAATTACACTTTGCCATTCCCAATTCTTGAAATCTTTTGAACGATAAGAATTATACGGTAAAGAGTAGACTGGCCCATCAGCAGAATCGAAGTTGTGACCAGTTAAATACCAGTAACCTGAAGGTGGATCGTAAAATAAATGCGGAACAATCGCCCAAAGCTGATAATTGCGGTTGGAATCAAACAGTAAATCGTCTGTATCCCATTCGCCTTGTACATAAAAATTGTATGTAACGACATCGCTATCAACGACATTGGGCGAAATAGCTATGGCATTCAATATGCCAGAGGCAGATAACAGAATCGGGTTGGAATAAAGCGTTGACGCAGATGTTGGCGTGCTGCCATCGAGCGTGTACCGGATTTGGGCATCTGTTGTTAACGACGATAATGTTATCAATGTGGCAAAATCAAAATGGCCACCAGGCGGGTTAGCTACCGGCGTCACCGCTTGTGCTGTGGCGCCCGTTGCGTACGACCCGATAAATGCTAAATCGCCCAAACGCCCACCACGATTAGGTAACATTAAAAACCTGTAATACCGGAACGCCGCACCCCCCAGATTAACCGTAAACTCGTTATTGAAAGTACCGGAATTAGGTCGGGTCAACACCTGCAAAACACTGGTCAAATCAACGTTCGGGAACGTCGATGTATTCGAGCATTGGATGTATGACCCAATCAATGAATCTTCGTAATTAGCGCGTGAATCCAACCGAATCCGAGTTAATTGCACCGGCACACCGCAATCCACCCCGACCCAAGCATTATTGGAAACCGTGGTAAACCAACCGGTCCAATGGGTTTTGTCCCAAGCTGATAATAAACTCGCGTTGCCGGCTACAGTCTCGAAATAACTCGGAGTAGCAACGTTCCCATCATAAAGCACCTCACCTTTAGTCCCGAGATTCAAGGTACCCGAAGACGACGCTGACATAAACGCCAAGGTTAAACAAACCCATGTCGTTGACGTAAACGTTGCGCCCACCGTATAACTGTTGGCGGTCGGCAACATGGCGTCTTGCGCTGATATGCCGGTTGTCGGAAAAAAATCTTTGCGTTGCGTCCAGATCCCGGTTGGTGTAGTGGCACTAGCTGATTTTACATAGGCCACCACAAATAAGTTCGGTATTTGCGTGGTAAGCTGAGTACCTGAAATTGCAGTGCCGCCACCGGTAGTTCCGGTAAACATTACCCCGGCGTCGCTACTTATTGGTATACCGGAATATTCCAGCACCGTTACATCATTTGCCGTTGATGTACCCGCAAACGTTACGGTAACAGTATTAGACCCTGGCAAACAATCACGACAAACCCATGCACGATAAGCAAATGTAGTGACATTATATCCGCCTAGAAAAGTGGATTTAACAAGCGGGTCGTAATATTTGTTTCCTAACGAATCGGCAATAGACGATATCGCGGCGTTCTGGCTGAAAGTAAAAACCACCAAACAATTATGCGCGGTATTAGGTGATGTAAACGCGCACGGCCCGGTAGTTGAGCTGTTGGTGCGCGCTTGATTGCCTTGAACGTAAACCGGGTTAGCCATGTCCCTAAAAACTTTCGCGCACATTCCGGCGCGCATAAAACTTTGTTCCGATAATCAAGACACGCGGGTAATCAGTTGCTAAAACCCGTAACACCAATTGTGTGCTTGTCCGGCTCTGGACAGTGACAACCGGATAAACGTCGGTTAACGGGTCGTAAGCGATCACTTGAGCGCTACTGGAGAAATTGATGCCATTGACCGTGATATCGTAGGTTTCCGCCGGCATCTGGTAATTAAGCGGGTCGAGCACGTTGCCAGGGACCCGGTTCCAGTTATGGGCGCAATCTTTGGTAACCACATAATACATCAGCGCGTACGTGGTCGGGTTAAGCTGGAACGGGAACACGCCCAGACAATCCAGATGTGTCAGGTCCGGATGCGCGGCGGTCCCATCGCCCACAAACTCGATTACTAACGGGTTCGGACTCGATAACGTCGGAATCGAGACATTGGTAACCACAAACGAACTGGCCGGCACGATGTACGGCGTTAATAACCCTGTTAACCGGCCAAGAGACGTTATCTGAGAACCAACCTGGGACGCTATCGCGTTTGTCAACACGCCACCATTCGCGGCTAGGGCGTTAAAGAACGATTCCGGTATCATGCTTAAAACATACGGCTCGTTCGGGTTACGATCCGAAAAGGCGAACACGCATCCCATCCCTTTATGGATATAAAAGACGTACATCCGGAGCAAACATTTCGCCCCCATGAACATCCAGCACGCTACCGATGCCGGGTCGCTGTCGCGCGCCGGGGTAACCATGATCGAGTTAACCCACGATTTCCGGTCGCAATTTGTCTCGGTTTCCCAGAGTGCAACGGTCTGATTAGTAATCGGGTTAAGCCCGCCGCGCCAATGCAACCCGCGATAAGCCGGTTGGCCGGTTGGCCCGTCAACCAACATGCCTGGGAACGGCAACAGGTCCGTACACATCCATTCATGTTTAAGCCCGAGACCAACCGGCGATTCCGGACACGATAAAACGAAGTTCGGAACAAAAAAACTGCCAGCGGTAACGGTGGCAGGGTTAGGACCGGCCGGAGCAGTCTGAGGTACAGTAGGTGTACCGTCATACCCCATTAACGCGTTTACGGGCGGTTTAGTCGGTTTATAAACCGCAGTCGGCGGATTGGATAACCCGTAAAGCCCGTTCAAAGTCGAGATACTGTTCAGATTAGAATAATTATGGCGCGAGAACGCCGTTATCCCCGGTGGCGTGTTAAACGCGTTATCTTGCGGATGTAAATTACTCATCCCGTTAATGATACGTACACCAACAAACTCGGTTTTTACCACATCCACGGTAATCGGCACCAAGACATCTTTATTGCCGCCTGCGGTATTTCCGTTCAGTGTGTAGGTCGGGTAAAAGGTCGAAGTATAAGTCAATGCGCCCGTACTGGTATTAGCCGGCGAATAAAAATTATTATCATCCAGCGGCGTCATGTCTTCGTTAATGACTTCAACATCGTAATTATTCGAGCCCATGATACCGCTAGTAAACGTGCAGATTGTTCGCGTGTACGTTGCCCACCCGGTCATGGTCTCGGCACTAAACGAGTTGCGCGTACTGCCGGTACAAAGCGGATGATATTTGAGAGTAACCGCATTAACGGTTGCCCCGGACCCAATCGCTACCAGGAGCGGCGCGCTCAAGGTACAAACGTTACCGGCAATCGAGATAACAAACGGATAAGTTTGATAACCGCTTTTCTGGCCGCTCAACCCGGTTTTCCCGAGCACGATACCGGTCACGCTGGAGACCGTGATGGTAGTTGCCCCGATAGCCGAGGCCGCGGTTGTGGTCAGGGTTAACGGGGTAAACGGACACATGCCGCCCAAGTTGCAATTGAGCAGGACCAACGGTTTAATGCCGAACTTTTTAAGTGCGTTTAGTTGCGCGGTCCATCCACCGATTGATCCACCGCCAATCTGGGTATCATCGGCATAACTTAATCCGGACCATCCGAACTCGATGCGTCCATGGCTGATACCAGCTTCCGCCAATAACCGCGCAGTCGCCATCTCGTTACCGCCACCCGGCCGGAAATTTACCCCGAGCCCATCCATGAACCGGGCGCCAGGCCAGGTATCCATGTACGCTTTCCAAGGTTGGAGATAGTAGCTGTACGTATCAAACCCGTTCTCGTTCAGGTTAGCTTGTGCCGGGTCCGATAACGGGGTTACCAATGCCGGCCCGAAAGCAAACGGGTCTGAAACAATCGTGGGCGACCCGGTTGGCGTCCATGTCCCGGCGGTAATAGCGTCCCGGTAGGGCGCCGCGCTTTGCATATACAACATGGAAACGCAATTGGCAGGTTGAACCAAGGCCGGGTCAACACCCGCGCCGTTATTGTAAAGAGCACCTACATCCGCGCCGGTCAACGCGATATTATGAATAGCGGCAAAAGCAATTGTCCCGTTAAACATGTTTACCGCGGTCGCCGTCCCGTTAAATTGCACACCGAGCGTGCTGATATTTAACCCGACCGGCACTTTACTGGTAACATCAGCACCAGCCGGGACACCGTTAACGTATACGGTACGAGAAGCGGCGCTGGTAAAAACGGCTACACCATGAACCCAATTGCCGACCGGCGCATTAACGGTTAAGGCCGAGGAGCCGCTTACCCCGGTCAGTTGTGCTTGCGCCCGTAACCGGATTGGTGGCCCGGCAACCAATAAATGCAAAAAACTGCTGTTATCAGTGCCGTTATTACAAATGCCTTGAAGGGCGTTCCCGGAATTAACGACCGCGGTATTAAACCAACATGAAAAAGTGAACGGGGGCGCAGCAACAATAGCAGAGGGCAACGTTAAATACTGCGCACCATTAAAAGTCAGAGCCATTTAATGGCTGGAAGCGCCTTTCCACGCATGATGGCGCACCCACCGCAAATTATCGCTCCGCAAACACCCGCAACTTTGCGTGTTCCCGCTCTTTAAATGATCAAGACGAAACCAGCATAACCGACCACACTCGCACCGGCACCAGGCAAAGGTCCGATGCTGCTCGTTAACCCGGCGCATCTCGGTCTTGATAACGCGCAACCGGCCGAACTTATACTTAATCGTCACGGGTAACCTCGCATTCTATTTCGCGGGTTATAGCGGCAATCCGGTGCAGATCGCTTTCAGGAACCATTTTAACCTGATGCTCGACAGAGCCGGAATGCTCGATACGCGAGACAGAAGTTAACGCATACTTCTCAGGTTGAGTACGTTCCAAACACCATGCAAATGCTCTCCAATCATGTTGTTCCTGTCCTAGCTCACCGATACGAGCGAACATCGGCGCTTCGACGAGTCTTTTAAACTCTTCCAATTTTTCAGGGAACCTGGCCAGATACGAGTAACATGTTTGCGCACTGAACCCGGTCATCTTCATGGCTTTACCCATATGATGGGTAGCGGAATAGGCTTGAACAAGCATTTGAAAATGCTTTTCACCAAACCGACGAACGGGCGTCACCTCCTGCGACATGATTTGAAGAGTGGGAAGGCAATCCATTGCCAATCCCTGCACCAAGGTTGGTATCATACTGTTCCACGGGGAACAAGGAAGTTTAAAATTGATGCTTATTTGAATATCGTTTGACAGGATTCAATAGTGGAGTATTGGGTATGTATGCAAAAACCAGAACGAACCAATATTTACGTTGTAATCCTAGAGTATTCATCGGTTGCCAATGGGACATATAGCTGCTGTCCAATTGGTGCATTCACCAACCTTGATACTGCGATAAGGGTACGAGACGAGAGAAACGCGCAAGGAACTAAAGGTGTACACTGTGGAGTTCAGCAAACATGGTTGTTACAATAACCATCGCATAAAACTCATGACCCACGGCGGCAAACGCGAAGGAGCCGGACGCAAACCGTCCGGTTCGGCGCTGATAAACACCTCGTTCCGTATTACGCCCGAGAACTGGGTGTACCTGCAAACTTTGGGACGCAGCAAAGGTAAACTGGTCAACGAACTGCTGGAGGCGCACCGGTTAAAGCAGAAATTCTTTAACGAGGTAATAACAGCATACCAGTCAAATCAAGAAGACGAGACCGTGCCAATCCCTGAAATGCCCTGGGACGGCCCTATTGGCGCGCTGTAGGCGTTTTTCTGGTCAAACCGGTACAATGTAGCGACAAGGAGAACAAAATGCCCCTGACGAGCAAAGGTAAGAAGATTCTGAGGTCGATGCGCAAGACGTACGGGAAAAAGAAAGGTGCGAGCGTTTTTTATGCGAGCGCTAATGCCGGACGGATCAAGAAAGTGCATGGAAGGCGCCGGAAAAAATGAACATCCTGAAAGAAACGACCGTATTGGGTGCCAAGCTTGAGACCGTTGAAGACGACGGCAAATATTATTATCAAGTGAACGGCCAAATCCTGGCTGAGATAAGCGAGTACGAAGCCAGGCACCCGGAAGAAACCATTAAAATATGGCAACCGGAAGATTAAATTTCCTGAGCAGGAAATAAATACCCTACCAAAATTTCTGGCAGGAAACAGGGGGGGGGTTTATTTCCTTTATTCCCACTACACCCCCACGGGGGGTGTGTAGTGGCAGGAAATAAACCCCCCACCGACCCTATTTCCGATAGGTTGATTTCCCGGAAATAAACCATGGGAAATAAACCGGAAATAAACCTCATGGACCCTTTCGGATTGGGAAGAGTTTAAACGGTGGCCGGCCACCGTGCGGGTTATCGATATCGAACTGGGTTTTGATCAGGTCGCCGCTTGAAACCAATTCACTTATCCAACCCATAATGGTCCGGTTTGATTTATGTAATTCGCGTATTGCGCGTGAAATCACACTTGATTGATAATCGCCTTCAGGCGGTATGAATTTGAGTAAATCACGCGGATTACCGGCTACCCCGTTCTTGCCGGCGGTACCAGGCTGCTTTAAATCTTCGGCGCGCAAATCTTTCTCGCGAACAAAAAGCGGATTAACCCACCGGACCACAAAAGGCTCAATGCGCGGGAAACTGCGTAAAGTAGCTTCGACACTGAGACAATCTTCCTGTTCATGTTTGGTCATGGTAACGATGGCGTCGGCGTCCCTGGCCCACACACCGCTACCGGCGCCGCGGTCAATGGACTCTTTCTGGCTCTGGTTACCTTTGCCGAAATGCTGAGCAAAAATAAGGGATGAGCCGGTGGCATCGGTTAACCGGTCAAAAATAGCGGTTACCTCCGCAATATCGCCGGCCTTGTTCTCGTCCCGGCCACCCAAGAGTTTGTAGGTCGGGTCGCACAAGGTCAGACCAGCCTGTTCATTCCGGATAATTTCATGGATTTTATCCCAATAACTGTCTTGCACGACCTTGTTCTTGAGCCCGATGCGTCTAACCGAGTCAATTGACCCGTGACCGTGTGCCTGAGCTATTTGCTCCATGCGCCACCGGAAATCATAATCAAGAAGCTCAAAATCCATGTAAACAACCGGCACTTTCTTGGTATGCATCCCCCACCACAAAAGGCCGTTTGCAACGCAATACGCAATATCCATTTGCGCCCATGTCTTGAACGATTTGCTACCACCCATCAAAGCGAGCTTGCACCCGGCATACAGAACGCCGCGAATAACCTGGTCAGGCGGCGTTGTGGTAAGCTCAGAAACTAATTGGGGCTTTAACCATTCTGGAAATTCTTTCGGGATAAGGGCGAGAAAATTACTGTCCGAGTTCGGTTCATTCGGCTGCACGAAAACCTTGCTTTCTAATCCCGAAATCTATCGGGTGGGAGGTTCTAGCTTTACATTGATGAATTCGGCCTGGGGATCAACATTCAGGCTCATCTGGTATTTGACGCCGCGGACATAAGCTGGGCCGATATAATCAGCTTGCCAACCTTTACGTTTAGCCTTGTTTTTGTAGGCGCACCCTTTGCCGCCTAGATATTGATGAACCTCTCTAGGCGGTTCAAACTCGCGAGCGACAGCATATGTTTTAAGCAAACTAACATGGTGGCTTAAAATTTTATCGATTCGGGCGCTATCCGTTTTATAAAAAGCGTCTGGTAACCCGGTTGGCTGATACAATGCGTAAATCCGGTTTAAACTGTCTTTACCACCTACATTATCAAGCTGTCGATACTCGCGTAAACAAAGAACCATGTCCTCGAAACTGACCGGGCCGACTTCCTGATGGACTTGCCCGATAGCGTCAAAAATAATCTTGCTATGCGGTTCATGAAAATGGACGGCCGGATCGCATTCCTGCAGGAAATATTTCAGGCGTTGCGGTTGATGCCAGAGAATTGACAGAGTGGCTTCCTCAATCTCGGTACTCCAATGGAACGATTGCGGTATTTCATCCATCCTATGCCGCCATTTTTTTAGTGTGTTTTTTGATGGCGTCCAGGATCTTGTCGATATCGGAAACCCGGAAAACCGGTTGCTCCATCGTACCGCGCTTAATATACGTGTACGGTTCAAACACTTTAGCGACAATGAGTTGACGCGCTTTCCAAGGCGTTATTTTAGCGGCTTTAGCCACTTCGTAGATGTTTAGCAAAGCTTCTTTGGTAGACTCCATAAACGTGAATAATACCAAGTTCGGGAATGAAAGCAAAAGATTTATTAAAAAATATCTTGCCAAGAATCGTTTGGTCTATATAAATTACTAGCCAAGCCAAATGAATACCCCTACTGAGCCACCGGTTGTTGCTAGTCCACCGCCCCCCGTAACAAATTCCGTTTCGCCAGAGAACCCGTTTGCGGTCCAAGCAGCGAAAGAAGCGGTTAAGCCTGTTAAGGTTGGAATGGCTTCGAGAATTATAAGCGGTAAAAAGATGCGACCGATATTCGGTTATATCTATGGACCGGAGGGTGGCGGTAAAACCACTTTTGTTAACAAAGCGCCAGCCCCTATCTTTTTACAGACCGAACGCGGCGCTGACCAGATTGGTGCCGATAGATTTCCGCAACCGGAGACTTACGCGGAATTCGTTGAACAACTCGATTTTCTGGAATTCGAGAAGCACGAGTTTAAAACCATTGCCGTCGATACGGTGGACGGACTCGAGTTTCTAATTTGGAAAAAGATTTGCGACGAATGCAATCCCAAAGTGGCTAGCATCGAGCAAATCCCTTATGGCGGCGGGTATTCCAAAGCAAAGACTATCTGGCGCGAATTGTTAGCCAGGCTTACCCGGATGAGTGAACGCTATAATATTGTCCTGATCGGTCACGCCATCATCAGACCTTTTGCCGACCCGGCGCAACTGGTTCCATACGATCAATGGCGCCCGCGGCTACACGATAAATCCAGTGAAGCAATCAAGGAATCGGTGGACCTGATTGGGTTTGCCTGTATCGACATCGAGGTCTTTAAACAGCAGCGTCAAGATACTAAAGGCAAAGCGCTGAAGGGCGGCGAACGCGCTTTACACACTCAACCGACCAGTGCCGGGTACCTGTGCAAAAACCGGTTTAATCTCCCTGACCCGATGCCATTGGAATGGTCGGCCTTAAAAGAAGGCGTCTTAAATTTCTACAACCAAAAATAACCAAATAAAACATGGACACATATCAACCCGACGAAAACGTTAGTACAACCCGGCCGGCTTTCGAGCCGTTACCGGACGGCGATTACAATTTTATAGTGCTCACCAACCCGTTCGCGGACTCCACTAAACCCACTAAAAGCGCCAAGGGGCATTGGGTCTTGCGCTTGAAACTGTCGGTTGGCCCTGAGCAAGTGCATGTCTTCGCTAACCCGTGGAGCGGCGTGGATAAGAACGGCACCAAACACGATAACATTGCGGAATTCCTGCGGGCCGTAGGCCGGTTACCGGCGGCGGGTACAGAACCGCAATGGGACAAGTTGCCGGGTGCCAGGGGCAAAGCACACATCAAGACCGAGATATCTACTGTAGGCAAACTAGCCGGTAAACCTGTTAATACAGTTGCTTACTTTATTGCACCGCGCGACACCAAAGAGGCTACCACGCCGCCAGTCGCTAAAACCCAGGCTAAACCACATGCCTTCGATCCGGATTTGGATGTTGAACCGGACGATATCCCGTTCTAACCCATGGACGACATCGAATGTCTCTATTGCCTGATGCCGGAACGGTTTGGACTGTTACCAGCTGATGAGCATTTTTTTCGCGACCATGACCACTTGTGGGTTAACAAACGGATGCACTTGGAGATTAACGGGGTTTCAACCAGTGCCGGCGTGGAATGCAAGATACAGAAGGTATGACCGGGTTAGTTAATATTCTGGAAGGCAATTGCCTGGATATCTTGCCGACACTAAAACCGGCCAGTGTTCAATGTTGCGTGACCTCGCCGCCGTACTGGGGATTGCGGGATTACGGGACGGCGACTTGGGACGGTGGCGCAGCCGGGTGCGAGCATAAGCAAAGCAACGACACGCTAGAGCGGCAATTTTCTGCTGCGTCAACGTTAGTAGGCACAACCACACGCCAAAAAGAGTCAGCAAAAGCTCGGTATCGCTGCCAATGCGGTGCTCGCCGCATCGATTCGCAGCTTGGGTTAGAGCCGACGCCGCAAGAATACATTGCTAACATGGTGCGGGTGTTCCGCGAAGTTTGGCGGGTGCTCAAGGATGACGGGACGCTTTGGGTTAATTGTGGTGATTCGTTCTCTAATAAGCAATTACAAGGCATCCCCTGGCGCATGGCATTCGCGTTGCAAGCCGATGGTTGGTATCTGCGCAGCGATATCATATGGGCGAAGCCCAACCCGATGCCCGAGAGCGTGACCGATAGGCCCACCAAGGCGCACGAGTACATCTTTTTATTAACCAAACAGGAAAGATATTTTTATGATGCGGATGCGATAAATGAAAAAGGCAACGGATTCAATGGCTCATCTTTTACTAGTGGATGGGACAGGGCTACACGAGGATTCTCAATCGGTACAGCACCGCGGCACGAGACCGAATTTCGCAACAAGCGCACCGTCTGGACCGTTGCCACGCAACCCTACTCGGAGGCGCATTTCGCCACGTTCCCCGAAGACCTGATTAAACCGTGCATCATGGCCGGGTCGCGCATTGGCGACACCGTGCTAGATCCTTTTGCTGGCAGCGGTACCGTTGGCAAAGTCTGTACCGGTCTAGGGCGCAAATCGGTTTTGATAGAGCTTAACCCTAAATATATCGAGATGATTAAAATTAGAACCAACGTAACGATAGGCATGTTATGAACGAACCAGATGAACGCCTTGGTCAACCTAGCGCATCTTCCTTTGCCCGCTACCAGCTTTGTCCCGGTAGTTTCGGGCTTGAACAGGAAGCACGGCGCCTGAATCAATTGGCCCATGTCGCCAGTAAAGATAGCGAACGTGGGACAAAGATACACGCGTGGTTGGAAGGCCAGGAAGTGGAGCTAACCGAAGAAGAGTTAACTACTGCACAGAACTTGAAGGATCGGGCGAACGAACAGATTCAAAGGTTGTTCGGTGACAACCCTTACAACGAACTACGAGAGAAACGGATATGGCTAAGAGAAATTTAGTCCGGGTAGTGGACGACGCGCAATGCGAGCATTGCGGCAGATACGTGTCTTGGATAGAGATTACCGATGGGGTTTGTGACGATTGTTTAGAAAGGTTGTTCGGAAATGACTAGGCTAAACTTGAGTTGCCAGTTTGACCGGTGCGTGTACAACGATGAGGTATGCGCGATTCAGAATTATAAAACCGGGTTTAAAGAACCTGAACCGGTAGCGGTTAACGGCCAGATGAAATCCGAAGCGTTAATAGTTGCCGTTAACCTGCAACGTGCTGGGATTACTCCGAAACGCTTTGTAGTCCAGTTGGTTACCGGACCGTGGGGCGTGATGGAGGCAGAATTTAGCTTCACTGAGCTTGCCCAGATGTACGAGGAGATTACCGGTACATTGCTCGAGCTAGAGAACCCGGTCGCACGCCTGAACCCATCACCGGAAGCGTGCAGTTTTTGTCCGGCTATCCTGATCTGTAGCGCCGTTCAGACGTTATCGGTACGGATTAAACCTATAGATACCGACCCGGACGCTTTGTGCCGGAACCTGGACAAGTTCAAGATCATTAAAAAACAGATGGAAGAATTTGAAGCCTTCTGTGAACGCGGAATGACCGCAGACCCGCCCACCTTGGCTATCACCGATTACGCGATGGTGCTCGGTGCCGAGAAACGGGATTGGAAAAAAGACAAGCTAGAACTAGCGCAAGCTAAATTGTACGAGCTTGGAATAGCTTTGAATGGCATCAAAACGCATACCGTAGCCGCGTACGAAAAGTTTTACGCCAAACATTACGGTAAAAAGGTGGAAGACATCAAAGAAGCTTTTAAACAACTCATGGAAGGCCTTATTGAGTATTCCAATAACAAACCGTCCTTGAAACGGGTAAAGGAAATAGCATGAGCCCGGTCTTTTTAATACTCTTTGCTGCCGGCATCATCATCTTCCTCTTCATCGTCGCCTTTATCCAGTTGGTGGTTTACCTGGTGCGTTTGGCGCGTCCAATCAAGAAACAACTCGACGCACGCCGACCGGTGTACGACCCGGAATTGTATAAAAGCCGGGATTGGAAAGCGTTAGTTTACCTGGTAATTAAAAAGGCCGGCGGCAAATGCTATATGTGCGGTGGGAAAGCGGAGACGGCACATCATCTGACATATAAATACGGTATCATCTGCGACCCTAAATATCTGATGGCAATTTGTTGGCCGTGCCACAACAATCTGTACGACCCGGCTCGGAAACAAATACGGGAACGTATTCAGGATGAACGCATTCAATGGAACTGACTGAAAAAATGAAGTCCATGTTGGACCCAAAAGATAAAGCTGAACTGGGCGAACGGGCGCTTACCTACGACGAGATAGAAGAACGAGCCGGTGCACGGGTAGAGAAAGAGCTTCATGACCAGTACTGGGCTTTCTTGATGCGAAACGGGTTTAACCCTAAACTTATCATACATGCCCCGATGCATAAACGTTCAGCGCTCCCGGTTGGTTTCCCGGATTTCATGGTGATGCGCGACAATAAAACGCTACTAATCGAGTTCAAGGTTGGAAAAAACACCACATCATTCGAGCAGAATGACGTACTGAACGCTTTAGCTGAAAACAAATTCACGTCCCTTGTCTTGCACACCTTGGAAGCGGCTCAACGCGAAACCAAAACGTTCTTTAACTTGTGAACACTTTCTTGATCACCGGTTACCCGCGGTCGCGCACGGCATGGTTATCGAATCTATTAACGTACGGCCCGAGCTTTTGTTTTCATGAGCCAGGGTTACAATGCGCCAGTAACACGTTCCCGGAATTATTCGCTACTGTCGATTGCCCATATATCGGGGTATCCGAATCGCGGGCGGTCCTTTATTACGATAATTGGATGCGTCTTTTTCCTGATAGCCGGGTTGTGGTGGTTAAACGCGACCCCAACGATGTGACGCGTTCACTGGCCCGATACGGATTCAATTTCCGGAAAGTACTCGATTACTATAACGACCAGCTGGCCGTTATCGAGAAACACGCGTTAGTGGTCCCGTTCAACCCGTTACCATCAGAAGATATCTGGAACCATTGCGTACCTGGGATACCGATAAACAAGGTCAGGTTACAAATGCTTGAACCGTGCCAAATCATGTTAACACGCCAAGAAATGGATAAACACAAACGAATATGATCAACAACAAACCGTTACAACCGCCGCCGGACATCGCTCTGGGCGACCTTGTCTTTACGCTAAACTTGGATACCGGCGCGTACAAAATAGATTTAACCAACAAATCAACCCATTACCTGACAAGCCCGGAAGAATTAACAGCCTGTTTCCCGATGGCGCTATGCGCGCTCTTATGCGCCGAACTAAAACGCCGCAGCAAAACCAAGGTAGTAGCGTGACATCGTTTTTTATAGGGTTAGATAACCCTTACGATTCCTGGCCGTTTATCAACTCGATGATATCGATAAACCGAATCAGGAAACGTAAATCAGGGTTTAAAGTCAATAACTGGATAATGGATAGCGGCGCCTTTACCGAGATTTCGACTTTCGGTCGGTGGCGAACTGAACCTGAATTGTACGCCGAAGAAATCAACCGTTGGCAATCAAACGGGACACTTCTAGCGGCTGTTACCCAAGACATGATGTGCGAATCGTTCATTATGAATAAAACCGGGTTAACGGTTGAAGCGCACCAAACTATAACCATCGAACGGTACCAACGCATTGTAAACGCTTGTGGTGCGTATGTTATGCCGGTTTTGCAAGGATTCGCGCCGCGCGATTATATCCGGCATGTACACATGTACGGATCTCTTTTGGGTTACAACCAATGGACCGGTGTAGGCTCAGTTTGTAAACGCAACTCTGACCCGGACGCTATCGAAGACGTGCTTCTAGCAATCAAATCTGTTCGGCCCGACCTTAAATTGCACGGATTCGGAATAAAAATAACCGCATTACAAAACGGGAACGTTTGCGACATGTTGCATTCAAGCGATTCCATGGCCTGGAGTTTCGCCGGCCGGAACGATATAAACGGCGATGCACACGACCCGCGTGGCGCCTTAAAATACGCCTGCCAAATCGAGCGCGTTATCAATAGCCCGATGTTCATTCAACCTGAATTATTACGATGGTGGAGTTAAGCGAAAACTATAAATGGAACGATGAAAAATGAAGATCGATATCACAAAAGATCAAGCCAAAATCGTTCTCCAGCTTCTGGAGTGGCATATTGAAAACCTGATTGACGAACCCGAAGACACTCCGCGCGGAGTCGAATGTGCTCAATCCCAAGCATTGTTTGATGTCATCTACGGCGCATTATCTTAAACTGCAGTCGAACGAGAACCGGTGCGCGTTCACCGAGCATGAGCACGGGTTAAGCTTTCATGATACTTGCCCGGTTTCAGGTAACCCTAAACTGGGATCGAGCTTAACCATCTGTTATAAAGCCAAAGACTATTTTCTGGAAGTCGCTTCACTTAAAGAACTGGTAGACTCGTACCGAGGCGGTAAAGGCGATGTTCGGTCTATGGAAGGCATGCTCCAAGAAATTGCCCAAGTTTGTGCTGACGCTCTCGACGTTGACGTTCAACTCCATTCTTTCCTGTTACTAGAACCCGACCAAACAATGCGCGTAAAATGTTACGCATTCCCTAAATGAAAAAGTGCAAAGGTCCATGCGGCAAATTGCTTCCACAATCATCTTTTTACAAAGACCGCACGGCTGCAGACAAACACCGAGCAGTTTGCAAAGATTGCGAACGAAAGAAACGTTAACGTTTTATTACAATCCACTTGCACAAAAATGTAGCAAGTGTAATTTAAGGTTGTGAAACAGAAACCCGATTCAAAACAAGCGCATGCGCGATTGATGCAAATCAAGATGTGGCGCAAACAACGGAGAACGGCCTGATTATGTTCAGCCTTAAAATAACTCAAAGCACTACGGCGCGTAATTATTACGTTTACACGGTTACCGAACCGAACGGCGATACCCACGTTGGCGGCGGGCCGGATTGGCATACGGCATGGAACCGCGGGACGGCGTTGATAGACAAACTGAAAGAAAAGTTCTCGGTAGTTGTGGAGGCAAACTGAATATGGACTACGGAACATTTACAGACGGTTTCCCGTACCCAATCGAGGATGAATCCGACGGCGATACGATATACAATCCGGAAGGATTCAATCACGCACGGCCCGAGCCGCTGACTCAAGACGAGGTTAATAGTTACAGGAATGCCGAGGCACGGCGCGACGCTGAAGATGCGTACGCCGATGAGTTAAACGACCGGATGCGGGACGAAGGGTTTTGAGGATGGATGAATTAACGCCAACGCAAAGAAGTATTTTCAGGGAACAAGGTGGTAATTGGATTATCAAACTTGTTGATGATCGGGACGCCGAGATCGAGCGACTGAAGGAGGATGTGCGCCGATGGGAAATAGTTGGACGGGAAGCAGACGCCGAGATAGAGCAGTTGAAAATGAATTGGTCGTGGACTGAAGATGCGCTCGAAAATCTAAAAGGCGAACATAGGGACGCCCTTAAGCTCATCACCAAACTGGCAAGGTGGGCTCAGATTTACAGCGATCAAAGGAATGTACCCAACCTCGAATTGCTTAAGGTTCTTCAGCTAGCGCGGGAGGCGGCGAAACATGAGTGAGCACGAAGACGCCGAGATCGAGCGGTTGAAAATGAATTGGTCGTGGACTGAAGATGCGCTCGAAAAGCTAAAAGGCGAACATAGGGACGCCCTTAAGCTCATCACCGAACTGGCCGATGCGCTAGAGCCATTTAAACCACTGACTGGAAAAGAGGCTGAACTGCTTCAACGAGCGCGGGAGGCGGCGAAACATGAGTGAGCCGAATGAAACAAAACAGATCATTGATCTTTTAAAGTCGATTAATGCAAAGATGACGCGGCAAATTGATATTTTATTGTCAATCAGAGACGACGCTCATAAGCGTTTTATGCAGGAAGAAAGGGAGGCGACGAAACATGAGTGAGGAGCATTGGTACGTGAAAGAACTCAAAACTGAGATCGAGCGCCTGACCGCCGAGCTAGAACAAAAGGAAGCGCGCATCAACAGGTTGCTATTCCTGATAGCGCGAAAAGACGCGATTATCGACGACTATCGAAAACTGGTTATCCGTATCCATTCTGAGAAATAAAGTTTTGTGCCAAAATGCCGATTTAACTTAAAAATGAATAAGATTGTTGCTTTACTATTTACTGTCGCGTTGATGGCGACAGCACGCGCCCAGACACCGGCGCAATTCGCGGCGTTACAAAGCCAGGTGCAGAATTTGCAAGCGCAAGTACTGGCGTTACAACGTAGTCCGGTACAAGCGCTTGTGCCGTTCCTTACTGTTGACCCTAACCCAAAGAACGGGGTGCGCGGCCCGAACATCGTTTTTCACGATGCCAACGTCCATATCACCAACGGGACGTTTGCTACGGCGACCGCTAACGGGTTAGGGAACCTGATTATCGGGTACAATGAGTTGCCCAACCCCAATATCGTCCAACCGGGCGAACGCGGCGGGTCGCATAACTTGGTTATGGGTCGTTGGAACAAGTTCTTTGACACATCGTTCAGCAGCTTCATTGGTGGCCAATGGAACGTGGTCCGCGGCTTTGAAAGCGCGGTTATTTCCGGGTATCACAACAACCTGAACGGTGTTCATAGCGTAATCGTCGGTGGTAGCCAGAACGGCGAAGGCGGCGGAGAAAGCGTTATTGTCGGCGGATATTTTAACGGCGATAACGGTAACCGTAACGTGATTGTGGGCGGGTTAAACGACCATTTGGCCGGTAATTATTCGGTATTGCTTGGCGGCGCTAACAGCGGATTTACAGGCGATAACCAGATTTTTCCGCAATGAAACCTTACATGTTTCTTTGTCTCCTGTTGACTGGGTGCGCGGATGTTTCCCAGAACGATCCATACGTGAAAGGCATGGTGGATAAGTTTAAATCAAGAATGGCGGCAATAGACAGTACAACCAACGCTAGATTAGCCTCCATTCGCAGCGGCCACGTTGAATCTAGGCAAGATCAAATTGACGACCTGATTTCACAAAGCCAATTACTCCAGATGGATATTAACGCCGCGCAAATCGATCAAGCGCACTGGGAATCTCTTCATCCCTGGTATTAATCCAGTACCTTGACTCGCGCGTGCATATGGGTGCGTAACCCGTGCGGATAAATATTAAGCAGGTTGCCGCCGGCAATAACCTGGCATTGGCATAAACCGGCAACCGATTTCCGCGCACGCATCGTCCCGGTCGAGGTCACCCGCACCGTAGCGATACCAAAAACCAGTTTCCGCACCGTAACCAAACCAGAGTTAACCGCTCTGGTTTGTGCCGTGCCGGTTAACGGGCGCAACGACCGAAACGTCCCGGTACAGACCACGTTAACCAAGCAAGAACCAACCAGCGGTACCAAGCTGCGCATGGCACCAGAGCTTGACGCGCGTACGGTACAAGTGCCGGTTAGCGGGTTAGTGAGCTTGATCGAGCCGGTATGCGCCCCGCGCACCATACAAATACCCGTCACCCGCTTGATATTGGTCAGGGTACCGGTGTTACCGGCTCGAGCCGTGCAGATGCCCGAAACCGGTTTAGTAGCTTTGATTAGCCCGGTTGAACTGCTCGAAACCGTGCAAACGCCTAGAATCGACCGATTAGATTGGATCGTCCCGGTATGGTTGCCGCGCACCGTACAGGTGCCGGCGACCCGGTTTGAAACCACCATGATACCGCTATTGGTGACGCGCACCGTGGATTGGCCGGCCAGAATCTTGTTCTGGGTCAGGTTACCGGTATTAGCTGCCCTACCGGTTGCCATACCGGCCATTGCCTTGGTTGATTTCAAGGCGCCGGTATTCGCCCCGCGCCCGGTACACGTCCCGGTCAAGGCATTGGCGTTTTTGAGTAGCCCGGTATGCGCCGCGCGGGCGGTGGCGGTACCTATTAATACCGTGCCGGACTTGAGGGCGCCGGTATTCGCCGCGCGTGCGGTTGCCGCACCGGATAACAACCTGGTGGCCGTCAAGGCACCGGCGTTTGCCGCCCGCACAGTGGCGGTACCAGTAATAGCGTTGGTGTTCTTGAGCGCCCCGCTATGCGCCGCTGAGACCGTATTTGTCCCTGCGAACGGCTTGGTCGATTTGAGTGCGCCAGTATTGGCCGCGCGAACGGTACAAGTGCCGGCATGAAGCTTGGTCGCGCGCACCGTCCCGATATTGACCCCGACTGCGGTACAAATGCCGGTAACCAGTTTAATATCGGTAAATACCCCGGTATTGGCTGCACGCGCCGTGCAGGTACCCGACATAAACCGGATGACCGTTAATGCGCCCGTATTAGCCCCGCGCGCCGTCGCGGTACCGACTAACGGTTTAACCGCCTGAAATACGCCGGTATTCGCGCCCCGAACCGTAGCCGTACCGGTTAACGCGTTGGTGTTTTTCAGGAGCCCGGTATTAGAACCGGAACCGGTACAGGAACCGGTTAACCGCTTGGTTGACGCCAGGACGCCGGTGTTTGCTCCCCTGGCTGTACAAGTACCAAGATGTACCTTGGTGGCTTTAAGTACCCCGGTGTTTGCTCCCCTGGCTGTACATGTGCCAGCATGTACCTTGGTAGCTTTAAGGACACCGGTATTCGCTCCCCTGGCGGTACATGTGCCGACTAGCGGGTTACTGGTGCCGCCTGACGTGCCTTTTAAGGCCCCGAGAAGAATCGTCCAATCGGTGGTGCCGGTAAGTGGCGCCGTAGCGTTATAAGTGCCGGTAGTAGTGACTAGACGGTCTTGCGCTAGTAATGCTAAAGCCGAGGTTATAACGCGGGACGTGTAATTTGTTCCGGCGGCGGATGGGGCAAGCCCGGCGCAACCGCAACAAGACACCAGCATGTCGTTCGCGTTAGTGGTTGTAACGTTTCCGCTAGTTGCCGGACCGGCGCTACTGGCGTTACTGCCTGAATTTACGCCATCTGATGCACTGGCGGTAACAACGTTAGAATATTCCAAGGCAACAATTGCCCAGGCAGTCGCCGCGCCTGATGACAATGTTACCGTAACTGTGTTAGCCCCTGCAGTAGCAACCGCAATATTGGTTGCTACATACGTCCAAAGTCTGTTTGCCGGTGACGCGAGCGTGACACTGGTTAAAAGAGCGTATGTATTCCCCTTGGTATCGGTAGGCGTATTGACGACAATGGAACCGCCAAACCCGCAAATATGAACAACGATGCAGTTCCCGGCCGTTTGCGCACTGGTGAAATTAGCGGTGCGCGACGTTGAGCTAGTGTTCGGGTCAGTAGCTTTTAACTGTACAAATGCCGGATTTGCCATTGGGAATCATCATTTAAGATGAAGTTTCCATTTGTAGTTATTAACCCGGATAGAGAAATGCATGGTGTACGTCGGGCCGCGACGAGCGTCTAACGACCCGCTTGCTACCGTGCGCACGATGCAAGTGCCTGATAACCGTTTAAACGTGCTGATAAGGCCGGTGTTCTGGCCGCGCACGGTGCAAGTCCCGCGTAACGATGCTTTCGAGAACAAGTTACCGAAACTGTTACCGCGCGCGGTACATGTCCCGGTTAATTTCTTGGGTACACTGATAACCCCGGTATGATTAGCTCGCACCGTACAAATGCCGGTAATCGGTTTGCCGGTGAAAAGTAACCCGAAATTCTGGGTGCGCACCGTACAAGTACCGCTGACAAAGGTGGCGGCACCGGCAACAAATAATGACCCGAGATTATTGGTGCGCACTGTGCAAGTGCCAACCGCCGCTTTAACCACCCGGATGGTACCGGTATTTTGGCCGCGGACAGTGCTGGTACCAGCAAACGGTTTAGATGCTTTCAGGATACCGGTATTAACCATCCGGGTGGTGCAAACTCCCCGGAACAATTGTTGCCGTAACAACCCGGTATTCTGGGCAATCGCGGTACAAGTACCGGTTAAAATCCTGAATGATTTAATGATCCCGCTGTTACTGGCCCGAACGGTGCAAATACCAGTAAGCGCGTTGATATTGGTTATCGCAATTAAATTGCCGGTATGCGCCGCGCGCGTGGTGCTGGTACCCGAAAGTTTGCGCGAGACAAGGATGGTCCCGGTATTTTGCGCGCGAACAGTACAAGCACCGACAAAGGCGCGCGATGATATCAGGTTACCGGTATTATTGGCGGTTACTATCCCGTATGGGTTAGCTTTAAACGCGTAAATTGACGCAGTCCAAGGTGGTGTAACTGTCCCCGTATAATTGTATGTACCGAGCACCCTGGGAATTCGTTCGGCGAACCCGAAGAAATTAACGCCCCCGGTCCCACGCGTTGTCCAACCTGGACTTGTGACCGTGACGGCGCTATTGGCTTTTTCAAACGCCAGAAGTAAATCGTTCGGGAACGTGGTTGAAATAATTCCGGTATCAATTGAGCCGGTTAACGATGACCCGCTACTTACCCCGTCTGGGACCACGCTGGTATTAGCGTACTCAACCAGGTCCATCACCGGATCGGTTACCCCGGTCGAGAAATTGGCAACCATGGTCAATCCGTTGCTTCTGGCTATACAAGCGAATATTGCTTGAGAATATCCGCCGGCACCGACAAAAGTTGGCCCTATTTGTTGCCATGCGTTATTGGCGCCGCCCGATACCGTTACCGTAGGCGACCCGACTGTAGCCCATTCTACCAGCGATATAAGACAATTACCGAAAGTAGGATTAACCCCGAAAAGTGCAGCCACAAACGTTTTTGGTGTCCCGAGGTTATTGCCGGAAACAAATTGTACACCGGCAATCGGCAAAGTTGATTCGCCAACCAACGGCTTGGTCACCCGTAACGCCACCGTGTTGACCGCGCGCACCGTGCAGATCCCGACCAAAGCAACCGGTGTAAATGGTATTGTTAACGACCCGAGATTACCGGCGCGCGCCGTGCAGGTACCTGCCAATATCTTGAAGGATTTCAGTAACCCCGTATGCGCGGCGCGCCCGATACAGACCCCTGCCAAAAATCTTGTAACCTTGACCGTACCGGTATTTTGGGAGAGCACGGTACAAGTACCCCGGAACCGGCCAACGCTTAACCCGCCGAGATTGGCGGCGCGCACGGTGCAAATGCCAGTTGCGAGTTTGCTGGCTTTAATTGTTCCGGTATGAACGCCCCGAACCGTGCAAGAACCGAAAACGGTTTTACTGACTGTGATCGGGTCGTTCAGGTTGCCGTTCCGAACGGTGCAAATGCCTGTTAACCGGCGGTTAACGGTGATGGCGCCGGTATTGGCAGCAACGACCGTGCAGGTACCGGCTAAAATCCGGAATGCGCCCATGTTGCCAAAGTTGTTGGCGCGCACTGTAGAGATACCGGACAATTTCCTGGTAACCGTTATTACCCCGTCATTAACTGATCGTACGGTGCAGGCACCAACAAACCGGGATACTTTCAGTTGCCCGACATTTTGCGCCGTAACCGTGCAGGTACCGGCAAATCGTTTAGTAGCCGCTAAAACCCCTGTATTCTGGGCGCGTACCGTGCAGATGCCGAATACCCGCTTGGTTACCGTGATTGTCCCGATATTTGCAGTGGTAACGGTAGAAACACCGGTTAACCGTTTGGTAACAGCGAAATCATCCGAATGATTAGCTGATACCGTACATGAACCCGCCAGTACCCGGAACGATCTTAACGCGCCGGTATTACTGGCTCGCACTGTATCAGTTCCGGTTAACGGGCGGACCACGCGCACCGAACCGCTGTTAGCGGTGCGCACGGTGCAAACTCCGACGATTTTTGAAGGAATATCTACATCACCGGTATTTATCCCGCGCACCGTGCATGTGCCGGCAAACGCTTTGGTCGCTTTAATTGTGCCGGTATTAAGCCCGCGTACCGTACACAAACCGTTAACTGCTTTAGTAACAATCAACGGATCGTTAACGTTCCCGTTACGCGCGGTACAAGAACCGGACAGACGTTTACTGGCTCTTAATATCCCGGTATTCGCGGCGTCCACTTCGCATGCGCCGGTTAATACCCGGAATGAACGAATGCCCCCGGTATGTATCCCACGTACGATGGCTGTACCGATTAATGGGCGCGTAACCGTAATTGAATCGCTGGTATTACCTGAACGAACGGTGCAGGTACCCTTTAATCGCGATATTCGCAAGGTACCGGTATGCGCGGCACGCGCTTGGGCGACCCCGGCCAGTTGTTTGGTAACAACTGTATTGGTCAAGGTACCGGAACTATTAGTGCGCACGGTCGCCGTCCCGGTTAACGGCGTCATCGCAAAGACATCGTTCCAGGTAACAGAAAGCGAATCCCAAGTGGCGTCTGTATCGTTCCAGGACGCCCCGGAAGACGTTTTTAACGCTCCGGACCCGACCATTTTCCCTTGGCAACTGCCGGCCAGATGGTTAATGGACGGCGTCGAAATTGTGCCGCGACTACTGGCGCGCGCGGTACATGTCCCGGCTGGTTTTTTGGTGGCGCGTAAAGTTGCTAAACTGTTTCCACGCGCTGTACAGGTACCCGTAAACCGCCGGCCAACCGAAAGCGGGTCGTTGACGTTGCCGTTTCTGACAGTGCAAGTACCGACTAATGGGCGCGAAGTGGTTCCGACCGCATCGTACGGACCTATTATCCAGGTGCCGGTACTGCCGCGGGTATTGCCGTCGATGTCTTTATTGACAATCTGGCCTAACGGATCGGGCGGATTAGATATTCCGTGCGCTAACGCCGTGCGACCGGCTGGCGTTAAATGCAAATCGCCGGCGGTACCCCACGGTTGAATAACCCGGCCTGGTATTCCGCCCGTAGCCGGAACTTGCACAAACGGGTTTGTAGTAACATTAATCGAATGCGCTTCACCGGTCGGCACCCCGGTATTGTACATGTTATAATCGCTTATCGGCGTAATTCCAGTATAAGCCGGAAGACCGCCAGACGGGCCTTGACTGGCCGTCATGCTGTTACTGTCGCTATTCCAGAAGATGTTGTTGTAAAGGTAACATTGCGCCTGAAGCGTGCTCCCGTTCCAACTCAAAGACCCATTACAATTTACAAAAGCATTGTTATAGATGTAAACCGGGCCGCATACGCCGGTTACACCTGATTGCGGCCCTTTATTAACGATAACCCACGCGCCGCCAAAATTATAAACGGTATTTCCAAAGAAATACCAACCTTGCATGTTGCCGCCGAAATCGCCGTATTCCGCAAAGAATCCGTCCGCCCAACTGTTGCAAATGGTGTTATAACGCCAGGTGGTTTTGTTCGGTGGGTACGAATAAATGGTGTCGTCATGGTCGCCGGTCGTAAATAATGAATCGGATAAATAACTGTATTCGATTGTTACCCGGTTCCACCCGAACCCTCTGAACAACTCGTTTGTCCCGCGGCTAACGCAATTGTTGATCAGGATATTTGTATAGGTGGAATTGCTTCCCGCCATATCCCAACCGTGCATCGAACCGGTATTAGTACCGGCGCCATTGGCTGGTGTCGGTTGCGGGCCGATCACTGAGATAAAGAAAAATTGCAGGTTAGCCATGGTTTGGCCACCGCCACCGGACCCGAACCCGAGCGATACCCCGCGCCCGCCACCGATCCCGACATTGATTTGCCAACCGGTATTAACCGACCCGCTAAATGTCCCGCGGGTGCGCCCGTCAAATGTCAGCCAGGAATTAGAGTTATTAACCGAGATACCAGGCATCACGATTTGGGCGTCTAACGTCGATACCCAACCGCTTACCCCGGTCGTGACATTGGCCGGGTCACTGGCAACCACCCGTTTAAAGGTAATCGGGTTATTTGCCGCCCCGCTTTTCGGAACCGATAATTCAGCGCTATAGGTGCCGCCTCCGAACCAGATGATGTCACTGGCCAGTACCCGGCTCCAACCGATGCCGCCCACTGACCAGGCGGTCGCCCAACTGGTGCCGTTTGTGCCGTTATCTGCGGCGCCCCCGGTCGCTTTAACAAACCAGTTTTGTGGCGGGTCAAGTAACCCGACCATATCAGTTTGCGCCACGCATACGCCCGCGAGCGCGTTCCCCATCAATAACGCGCCCCGAGAATCAGCGGCGGCAACCGCGTAGGCTTCAAGCACGTTAACAACGAATAATTCGCCGTAACTAGCCATAGCGACCGTGCAAATGCCGCGTTCGCCCACCACGAAATTATCGGAATGATTCGCTTCAACCAAGCATTCGCCCGATACCTGGTTTTCGAGATATAAAAGCCCGGTATTATTGGCTCGCGTTAACGAAGTACCGATAAACGCCGCGATCCGGGTTAAAACCCCTGTATTGCCAGATGTCGCTACGCAATTGCCGGCCAGAATTCGTTTAACGGTTAAATCGCCGGTATGCGCCGGTTTACCGGTACAAATCCCGAACAGATTTTTAATGACAAAAAGGTCGGTTAACCCGGTGCTGCGAACTGTACAGGTGCCACCCAGGACTTTAGTGGCATTCATGATGCCGGTACTGACCATTGAACCGGTAACCGCACCCCGAAGCGCGTTACCTAAAGAAAGTGTACCGCTACTGACCCCTTTACCGACGCACCCGCCTGTTAACGGTTTTTGAACTACTGGCGTCCCTTTTAAGGCCACCAGAATAATGTTCCAATCTGTGGTGCCGTTTAACGGGCAACTTGCTGTATACGTGCCGGTCGATGTGACTAACCGGTCTTGCGCCAATAACTCGTTATTAGGCGTTAAAACCCGTTGAGTAAACCCGACCCCTGGCCCGGTCGGGTTGCCGGCATGACAAAAAGCGCATGAGACCAGAAGGTCCGCGGCGTAAGTGGTGGTAACCCCGGCAGTTACCGCCGGACCTGCGCTAGCCCCGGTCCCGAGGGCGCTACCGTCTACTAAACCGGTGGTGGCAACATCGCCATATTCTACGATAGCGATTGCCCAGGAGGTGACCCCTGTTTGCAACGTTACCGTAACCGTATTGATACCGGCTGGTGCCGCCGCGATATTGGTCGCTACGTAGGTGTATAAATTCGATTGGCCCGATAAGGTGCTGTTTTTGGCTAGAACATAATTGTTCCCGCTGGTATCGCCAATGGTTACAACTACACCGGAACTGCCGCTGATCGCGACATGAACAACGTTACAGTTCCCAACCGTTTGCGCCCCTGTAAATAGCGCAGCGCGCGCGCTAGAGAACGCGTTGGTATCCGAGCTGTTACTTTGGATAAAGGTTGGGTTAGGCATAACCCTGTTGGTGACGATATTGGGCGCATGTCGCGCACCCAATATCGCTAGCCAATGGCGTTAACCGAAAGACTTTATCCGCTGTTTAGATCATCGCTATAACTAGTGCGCCGATGGCGAAACTGTACGGGTTACCGCTTGCCACCGTTTGCGGCGTAGTTAGATCCGCCCAGAAAAGCAGGTTACCCGCCGTAACCGCATCGAACATCCCCCATTGGGTTACGGTCGCCCCGGTACCGCCGCTGGAGGTACCGAAATCGATTATTGCCGAGTTAGCGGAACTTGCAGTAGTCGGCGCCGCAAACGCGCCCGTACCGGCTGTTATCGCTTGACGCGCGTAATTGGTGATTTGCCCGGTTGTAACTTCCGTACCACCGCCGGTATCTGATGGGGTAGCAGTATACAAACCGATATAGAGCGTTGCCGGGAACGTTCCGGCAACTGCCCTGAGAATTCTGTTTAACAACAGATTACCGCAGAATTGACTAATTCCACTGGCCATATTATTTCACTTCCTTGTGTTTTTGTTTTTTACTAATTGGCCGTCATGGCCCTGAAATTGTGGTTTTTAAACGCTTTCGATAGAGACAAATTGAAGTTGGGCGTCTCCCACCATGGTGCCGCCAGTGCGTTGTACCCGTAACGCGAACGGGTCGCCTGGCACCATGGAATCGATGTTTGTTAATGTAATCGAGGTAGTTGTTAAAATACCGGCGGTACCGTTGGTGGTAGTGGTTGCCGTGCCGGCGGTATCAAACGAATCAAGGTCTTGATCGGTGTTCATCCGTTCAATGGCAACACTCCAGATAACGTTGCCGGTAACCGCAGTTGCACCCATCCAATACAACCGGATAATTACGCCCGAGGTCAGGATCGAGCCCAACGGCACGATATTAAAGAATAACGTGGACCAGGTAGCAGAATCGGTAAACGCCAGTACCGGGCGCGAATTCCGGCTTGTAAACGTGGCGTTCAAGGTGGCCGGTGGACTGAATTCAAGGCCGGCTACCCAGATTTTAAACGGAATTTTCCGAACCCGATATTCTAAAGTAGTGGTAACAGTCGAGCCGTTTATCCCGACTTTGTTTTCCAATGCGATCAACGCATTAATCAGGTTCCGCGTTATCCCGAGTTGATCCCCTTGATTGGTGCCAACCGCGCTTAAAGACGTTGTCCCTGGTATGATGCCGGTCGTCGGCCCCATGGTAGCGTCATTATCGATACTGGCCGGAAAAACTAGAGTTCCTAATGCCATAATTTTTCTTTTTAATGCGCAATATACTTGGACAACAACAACGATGTTATTTCCGTTAATCGTTCTAAAACAGTGTCTTTATCAGTGGGCGTGATTGTTAACCAATTATCCAGGAAATTATCTAAATCGCTCGTTCTCAACGTGACTTGGTCGCCGGTTAACGGTTGTATTAACCAGATTGGTTGCACGTCCACATCGGTTATTGTCCAACCCGCGCGAATCACTTCTTTTGTCTCAGGGTCGCACACCGGTTTTTCGATATAATTAACGGGTAAAACGGTTATATCAGGATTCGCTTTCTGTAACATGCCAATGAAATTACCGTCCATAGCGTAAACGGTTTGCACTATCAAGTTGCCGTTTTCGTCCTTGGTGACGATGGCAAAATCTGTAAATGGCACCGATATATCTCCGGACAAACTGTCAACCCAAACTGTGCAGATGCCTTCCATTTTATTTCCGGCTGTAATTCGCTTTGATTTCTACGGTTGTCACGTTGCCGATAGTAAACACTTTACCGGCGCCGTCCGTGATCAGGATATCCATATAAAGAAACGTGGTTTCAACGAATCCTTGAGTATCAGCAATAGTTAATGTGGTGTTGAATATCCCGTTATTAGAATCAACGATCGTTATCGTACCGGCAGCAGTAGATTTCGTAATGGACGCTTCCGAATTCGGTAACGATTGATCGGTCTTGAAACAGATAAGAATCGTGCACCCGCCTAAAGACACCACCGTATCGTCGCTATGAAAAGCTTGAACCTGAATCGTCGGCGT